CAGCACCAGCACCAGCTCCGGCTCCTGCTGCAGACAGTGGAACGGCACCGAGTGCAGAAGACATCCTAGCAGCGATTCGTAATCGTAAGTAAATAACAAAACTTGGGCATGCATACGCATGTCCAAGTTCTTAGATTGGAGATATAAATGGCAAAACCTTTTGACGTAAGCAAATTCCGTAAAAGTATTACTAAAGCAGTTCCTGGACTAAGTGTTGGATTTAATGATCCAGACACATGGATATCAACAGGAAATTATACACTAAACAAATTAATTAGTGGTGATTTTCTAAAAGGTGTTCCGTTAGGTAAAGTAACTGTTCTTGCAGGCGAAAGTGGTGCAGGTAAAAGTTATATAGCGGCAGGAAACGTAGTAAAAGCAGCACAAGACCAAGGTATTTTTGTTGTCTTAATTGATAGTGAAAATGCACTTGATGAAAAGTGGCTACATGCATTAGATGTAGACACAGCAGAAGATAAACTTCTAAAACTTAACATGAGTATGATTGATGATGTTGCACGAACAGTAAGCGACTTCATGAAAGATTATAAAGCAGAATACACAGATAAAGAAAAAGACGAACGTCCTAAAGTATTGTTCGTTGTGGATTCGCTAGGCATGTTACTTACTCCTACTGATGTAGATCAATTCCAAAAAGGTGATATGAAGGGTGACATGGGTCGTAAACCTAAGGCATTAACTTCATTGGTTAGGAATACAGTTAACATGTTTGGTGAGTTTAATGTTGGTATGTTATGCACAAATCATACATATGCATCGCAAGATATGTTTGATCCAGATGATAAGATATCAGGTGGACAAGGCTTTATCTATGCAAGTAGTATTGTTATTGCAATGCGTAAACTTAAATTAAAAGTAGACGCAGATGGGAATAAAACATCACAAGTTCATGGTATTAGAGCGGCGTGTAAAGTAATGAAAACACGTTATTCAAAACCATTTGAAAGTGTGCAAGTTGAAATTCCATATGAAACAGGAATGAGTCCACACAGTGGATTAACAGATTTCTTTGAAGGCAAAGGTGCATTGAAGAAAACTGGTAATAGACTTGAATACACTAGTCCTGTTACAGGAGAAGTAGTAACACAATTTCGTAAAGCATGGGAACATAACACAGATGGATGTTTAGATACTATTATGGATGAGTGGGAAAAACAACCAGATGTTATTAAAGACCATGACGGTGACAATGATACCCAGGAGGTAGTTAATGAATCTGAGTGATAACGATTTAGAGTTATTTTTACAGATATTTGACAAGGCAATTGCACATATACCTGATAAAGTTAAAGAAAAGTTTTCTGAAGATTTTATTTTTACACTAGATGATTATGGTGTAGATTTAAAAAGACATGCAGTAGAAATAGGTGATCATGATGAACATTTAGATCAAGCACTTACAGATCATTTTGAAGTTAACGATGAACTTGATTCTGATGATGAGTATTCAGAAGAATATTGGGAAGATGAAGACTAATGGCTAACTGGTATCGTAAAGTTTCACAAAATATGGGAGAGATAGTTTCGGCTATCTCTTTCTACGAATGTGAAATTGATGCAGCAAAGTTTGAATGTGGCATGAAAGGTGTGTTAGAAAAACACAGTAGAGAAATGCCTGGTATAGTTGAACATAGGTTCAATCAGCTACAAGAAGTAGAAGCAATATTAGAACATCTAAATACAGAAATGCGTAAACTACGTAGTCAAACATTTAGAAAATTTTTAGAGAATTACAACAAAGCATTAAGTAGCCGTGATGCAGAAAAATATGTAGACGGTGAACAAGACGTAGTAGACTTACAATATCTGATCAATGATTTTAGTCTAATACGAAACAAATATATTGGTATAATCAAGGCACTTGAAGCCAAAGGCTTTCAAATCAATAACGTAGTTAAACTACGTGCCGCAGGATTAGAAGATATATCGCTCTGATAAATAATACTGAGCACAATGATGTGTTACTAAACTCAGGATTAATAAATGCCCTCACCTTTTATACAACCTTGGCACTTTGATAAGTTTAAAAAAGACCAAGACGGTGAATATGTTAAAATAGTAGGCGTCTTAAAAGGCGATTGGACTAAAGAAATAGAAGTAGCACGTAGTAAAGGTGTTACAAATCAAAACTACAACGAACAACGATATGAGCATGCTGCTAATGTCAAAAGCAAAAATCATGTTGTAGAAGATAACGAAAATCCAGACGGGAAGCCTGAAGCAACTATGTTTCGTAAAGTTAATTACGATAAGTTTCCAGGAGAGTTTCCACAGTTTACAAAGATTACAGACATGTTAGGGTTTAATACAAACGAGAAACTAACATGTAAATTTAATGATCAATATCCAAATGATCAGCTTATGTGGCACATTGATAACCTACCAGGTAATCCACGTAAGGAAAGAGTTATTGACAATCCAGATTTTAATTATCAACACCCTGATAAAGTTCGGGTTCTAATTACATTAGAAGATCATGAACCAGGACAGATATTTCAATTTGGAAACCTTGTGTATACACAATGGAAAGCCGGAACAATTTTTGCATGGGAATGGAGCACACTACCACATATTACATGGAATGGTAGTTGGACTAAAAGACCATGTTTACAAATAACAGGAACAGCAACAGAAACAACATGGAATTTGGTTGCAAAAGGTAATAAAGAAACTATATATAAAATTTAAAAAAAGTTTAAAAAAAAGGTTGACCTTTTGTTAAAAGTGTTGTATATTAATAAACATAAGCAACAAAGAGTTTAGCGGCTCAATGTTTATAGTGCAAGGAAGAGGCGTTACCTAGGCGTCGAACTTGACTGCTCAGGGGTTATACCCAGGCTTTACCCGGAAAACGGAGGGAGTCACATTGCGGATACGCAGGAGTAGGTGGTAGTGTAGATAGAAAAGGTATCTAGTTGTGCTACTTGGAGGTGCACCCCAGTCCTCCCTATTTTGCTTATTTAAAAAGGCATTCTTTGGAATGCCTTTTTTCTTGAATAAAAAGGTTGACAAGTAAGACTTCTTACTCTATACTGTAAGTATAAAGTTTAAAAACGGAGAACTTAAATGGCATTAGCACTATATAACTTTCGTATAAAGCAAGCAAAAGAACTCAATGAATTATTGAGATCAATTATTGAATTAGATTAGGAGAACACTATGTCAGCAACACAAGTAAAAAATGATATAAGCAATTATACACCAGCTGAAATATTAGCTATCTCATTTGAAGTGTTTGATGCACAGGGCTTTGTTAAAAGTGGATTTGGTTATAAACAGCCTACTAATACAGTAGACGAAGAGGGTAATCAAATATACACAGACATTAAGGATAATAAAACAGTTATTATTCAAACAATAAAAAACTTCAATGGAAAATACATTCCTAATCAAAAATACGTAGATCAAGCAACATCAGAAATTGAACGAATTAATGGTAAAATGATGATGAAGAAATTAGGTGGTGGACTTAGTAATTTTGAAACAGGACTAGTTAAAGCATTAGAAGAAGATGTTAATAACTTCCATGTAAGTATTATTGCAAGTGTTCCAAACTCAGTTAAAATTGATCAGAAGCGTGAAGCACTAAATGATCGCATGAGTCAATTAAAACACACAAGTAATTATATAGGAAAAAAAGGTGCTCGTTACGATATAGATGTTGATGTAATTGATGTTAAATTTATTCAATCAAGTGACGTATATATGATTACATGTGTATCAGATAACAAAGATATTGTTAAATTTTGGTGGAGAGAACAGCCTGATTTAACTGATATAATTGAAGGTAAAACAATAACTATACGTGGAACTGTTAATAAACAGGAAATAAGCAAGTATAGTAATGCAAAAGAGACTCTTTTCAACAGAGTTAAGCTAAGTTTAGCAAAATAATTTCAAAAAAAGTTTTAAACCCTTGATATATAAGGGTTTTTTTCTTGCTGAATAGGTTGACAACCAAGACATCTTGCCGTATAATATAACTATATTAACAATAAAAAAGGACGTAAAAATGGCACAATTTAAACTATACCAAATCCACTTAACAGACGCTGAAGTTGATCTAATCAATGCAGAAGGGCATGATGCAGTTCATAAACAGTCTTTAAAGTTAGACATGGGTCTTCGTAAAAATGATACTGGTAAGGTTGCCGCAGATGCGTTCAATCGTGGATACTACACACATGTATCAAATATTACTGCTGAAAATTTAGAAGATGTATTCCATATAGGTAACATGGGTCCAGAAGAAAATATTGAGAGATTATCACGTATGTATAGTGTTAGTGTTGGTGATATTGTTGAAGATGATACTGGTAAGCAATCAGTAGTTGCTAACTTTGGATTTAGCGAAGTAGCATAAAATAAAAGGTTGACAAGTAAGAAGTCTTACTATAATATATTAATATAAACTAAAAAACAGGAGTTTTTAACAGATGGCAAGAATCCAAACAAAGCGTAAAGCAAAAGCAACTAAGATTTTAGAAGTGCTTCCTAATAATGTAGAAGACAATCCAAATGAAAGTGATTCTCAAATTATTGAGCGTATGCGTGAACGTTTTCAGATTTTAGACGATATGACACAAGCCTCAATAGATGGTGTTGTGCGTGGAATGGTTGTAACAGGACCTCCGGGTGTTGGTAAATCATTTGGTGTTGAACAGGTATTAGAAAAGAATAACTTGTTTGATAAAATTGCCGGTAATAAACTAAAGTTTGAAGTTATCAAAGGTGCCAGTTCTGCAATAGGACTATACAAAGTATTATTTGATAATGCAGATAGAAACAGTGTTCTAGTTTTAGATGATTGTGATACAGTGTTGTATGATGAGACAAGTCTTAACTTGCTTAAAGCAGCACTTGACTCTTGTAAGAAAAGAAAACTAAGTTGGAACACAGATAGTGCATTGCTAAGACGTGAAGGTATTCCAGATACTTTTGAATTTAAAGGTAGTGTTATCTTTATTACTAACCTTAAGTTTGATAATGTAAGAGGTAAGATTAAAGATCACTTAGCAGCTATTATGTCAAGATGTCATTACTTAGATCTTACAATGGATACAATGCGTGAAAAAGTATTACGTTGTAAGCAGATTGTTGCAGATGGTATGCTTAATGAATATCAGTTTACACAAGAAGAGCAAGATGACTTAATGAACTTCATGTTTGATAACAAAGAAAAAATGCGTGAGATTAGTTTGCGTATGGTTACTAAACTTGCAGATCTTAAGAAAAGTTTTGGAACTGACAAGTGGAAAAGAACTGCAGAAGTTACATGTATGCGTAGAGCATAATAAAAATAAAATAATAAAAAAGGCTCTTGATGGGCCTTTTTTTATGACATAAATATTAATATGAAAATAGCATTTATCGGTGATAGTTTTTCTGCATATAGACAGGAAGGTCAATTTGAAAATCATTGGTCATGGAAATTAGCACAAAAATATCCACAACATACATATATAAATTATGCCACAGGCGGAATAGGGCATAACTATTATCAGTATGCTTTACTTGATGCAAAAATGCGTGGAGTTGATATTGTATTTGTTAGCAGAACATACAACCATCGTGTAGGCTTTCTTATGAATGATTATGAATTCAAATTTGATAAAGAAGCTCTGACAGATAATTACACACTAGCAGGTATACAAGGTGACAGGTATGTATATTATTGTGGTTCGTCTGTATCTGGTGCTAAACATTTTTGGAAGTCATCATCATTTTTAAATTTAAGTAGATCTTTAAATCAGAAAATAGTTGATATATTACAGAACCAGAGTGTTTCGTTGACCAGTCAACAATACAATGATAAATGGTTTGATAACATAAAGAATTTATATAATTTTAAACACATAATACCATTAGAACTAATGAATATTGCAGACGATAATGCTTTTAAACAAATGGCATCAGCACATGGTGTCGATGATTGTGAAATTGATGCTGACATGTTTAATGCTGGATTAATAGTATCTTTAACTGATAGTCATTTGTCTCCCAAAGGCAATGATTGGGTTTTAGAAAATTATATTTTAACACTAGACACTATTAAGATACTAGAATAAATATTAACATGGAATTTATAATTAAAGCAATAATTGGTGGGTTAATAATAGCAGGTGTAGTAACCGCAGCTCAACGTGGTAACCCTACATTAGGTGCTTTAATACTTGGTATACCATTGGGTAGTGTCATCAGTCTTGTCTTTATGTATTACTCAGGAGTTGATGTTAAAACATTTCAACAACTAGCACAAGAAACAGTTTATTTTGTTTTGGTTAGTTTGGTATTCTTTCCACTATTTGTTATTACATTGAATCACTGGAACTTCTGGCTATCGCTATTAAGTTCAATCTCAGTCACAATGGTTGCATTATTATTTCTAAAACATTTCTTAGAAGGTTAATAGATCAATTGACAACTAAACTAAACTGTAGTATACTTGTAGTATGAATTGTGCAATAGTAATAAAAGATGAAGTAAATTGTAAAATTGAAGGTCTCGACTTAAACACTAGAAAAAAATGCGAGAAAGAACTAAAGTTCTTTATGCCATATGCATTTCATGTGCCAGCATACAAGTTAGGTAGATGGGATGGATGTATAAGTTTTTTCAGTGTTGGTGGTGTTACCTATGTTAATTTACTTGATAGAGTCCTACCCATTATTATGGATGCAGGATATCAAATTACAGTAGATGATAAACGAGAGCAAAATGAATCATTTGATTTTGCGGCTGTAGATGAATCTACATTTGCACATAAAGTTTGGCCGGAGAAACATCAAATAGCAGGCGAACCAGTTGTGCTTAGAGATTATCAGATCACTATTGTTAACAAATATTTAACCACACCACAATGCTTGCAAGAAATTGCCACTGGTGCTGGTAAGACACTGATCACAGCAGCTCTATCTGAACGAGTGGAAAAGTATGGAAGGTCAATTGTTATTGTCCCAAACAAAGATTTAGTGAGACAGACATTTGATGATTATGAAAATTTAGGACTTGACGTTGGAGTTTACTTTGGCGACAAAAAAGATATAGGACGCACCCATACAATATGCACATGGCAGAGCTTGAATAGTATCAAGAAAAGATTCAGAGATGGTCTAGCTGATATGAGTTTAAGAGAGTTTTCAGATGGGGTTGTTTGTGTTATTGTAGACGAAGTTCACCAAGCAAAAGCAGATGTTTTAAAAGATATGCTTACTAAGGAATTTGCACACATTCCATTGCGTTGGGGTCTTACAGGAACTATACCAAAAGAAGATCATGCTAAAGCAAGTTTGCAGGCATGCTTAGGTGAAGTTACAAATAAACTAAGTGCAAGTGAATTACAAGATATGGGAGTTTTAAGTAACTGTCATGTTAATGTAGTTCAATTAAAAGAAACAGCGGTATATAACAATTATCAAAGTGAGTTAACTTACTTAACAACAGATAAAGAACGTATGCGATATCTTAGCAAATTTATTTCAACAGTTGCTGAATCTGGCAATACACTTGTATTAGTTGATAGAATTAAAAGTGGTGAGATAATTGCAGAAAATATACCCGATGTTACTTTTGTTAAAGGGGCTATGAAAGTCACTGACAGAAAGGACGCATATGATGAGATTAATGAAGCAACTAATAGCATCACTGTCGCAACCTACGGTGTGGCTGCCGTTGGTATTAATATTCCACGTATATTTAACCTTATACTTCTTGAACCTGGGAAGTCGTTTGTTAGAGTTATCCAGTCAATAGGACGTGGAGTTCGTAAAGCCGAAGACAAAGATTTTGTTCAAATTTGGGATGTGACAAGCACAGCCAAGTTTAGCAAAAAACATCTTACTGAACGTAAGAAATTTTATAAAGAAGCTAATTATCCTTTTACTATTGAAAAGACTGATTGGCGTTAAGAGAGAAATAAATGAAAATATTAACCGTAGAAAACACGACCTATGATTTGGATGAGATACCCGAGACGATTGATGACCTGAGATATGGCATCCTTGATTATACAAATCCAAGTAACGTAGATTATTATTTTATTCCATTGGTGTTCTTAGAAAGTTTCTATGCACCGGCGGCAATATTACAAATTGGACAAGTAACTATTAGTATGCCACTTGATTGGCATATTGTTATATGTGATTCAGAAGTAGGCGATCCAGAAGTAATGAGTCTTATGAGTCTAAACGATAGAGGATTTACAGCATTTGCATTTAATCCAATTACAGGATTTAAACCAGAGTATGTAGATATTTCAATTGTAAACATATACAGTGACGTTAAATGGTATGCACCTAAGTTGAAATACGGACACTTATTATGTGTTCCACTTAGCGATAAACCAAATTCACCTTGTGTATTATTTGTTAAAGATGCAAACAAGTTACCAGAAGTGCTTGACATCGCAGAGCTTTGGTAGTATAGTATGTATTGGGCATGGTATAGTAAATTAAGAAAACAAGGATATCCTTGGTGGAATTGTTTGCTATGGGCTCGATATAATAGTAAGCATTACGACATAGATGGAAATTATAAATGAGTAAGTTAAACATCAAAGAAGAAATGAGATCAATTGATCAAAAAGATCGAGCTTGGTATGATAGTCTTACTGATGATGAAAAGAAAAAACTTGGTCTATGGTTATTAATGCGTTATACAAGTAATGCAGGCGGTAAGCATGCAGAACATTATTTAGAATGGACTAATGAAGCGGTTAATGTGCATTTTAACACAATAAGAAAACACCCGCAGTTGCAATATCAGTTGCTACAATTGGTTGGAGTAGGTTCTACGGTATTCCATCCTTGGATAGCACCAGGTAAAGCAGGTAAGAAAAATAAACTACAGAATTGGTTAGTAGAACATTATTCACATCTAAATGATGATGAAATTGATATTATGTTAAGCAGTAGTAAAGATGAAATTAAAGCATTGTTACGTGAATACGGATTAAAGGATAAAGAAATAAAAGATCTAATCGGCAAACTCAAATAATGGAAGAAATAATAATTTATGTTGACACTGAAGGCGTATCTTGTATGGGCGAGGACAATAGTCATCCTAAAGTTTTTTACTCTGTTCCTGAAGAAGGATATGTAGTGTGTGGATATTGCGGTATTAAGTTTGCGAGAAAGAAAGATAAAGATGTTTAAATGTGAATATTGTAATAAAGTATTTAAACGTGAAAGCACTTTGTCAGTTCATATGTGCGAACGTAAACGCAGATATATGGCTAAAGAAGATAAAGATGTGCAACTTGCATATAGGTCATATCAATTGTTTTATCGTATAGGAACAAATGCAAAGGGTGCCAAAACATTTGATGATTTTGCATCAAGTCAGTATTATACTGCATTTGTAAAATATGCAAAATATTGTATAGAATTACGTATAGATGATGTTCCTGAATACACACGTTGGTTATTAAAGAATCAAGTAAGAATTGATAGATGGACAAGTGATAGAAATTTTGCGTCTTGGATTAAAACAAGATTAAAAACAGAAAGTCCAGACAGAGCTATTGAAAGAACAGTTTTATTCTTAAAAGAATGGAGTAATGAATCTGGACACAATTGGAACGAATACTTCCGCACAGTGGCGCCAAATCTTGCTGTATTTCACATTTGTAGTGGTAAGATTAGTCCATGGATAGTATATGGAAGTTCGCAAGCACAAGGGCTATTAGACAAGCTCTCAACTGAACAAATACAGATGGTAACAGACTATATAGATCCATATCATTGGCAAAGAGTAATGAAAACAAATGCTGAAGATTTTACATGGGTAGAAGGAATTTTAGAAGAGGCAAATTTATGATAGTAAACACAGATATTGACATTGATGTAGCAGATAGAAATAAGTTGTTAGACTTAATTAAACATACACCTGCAATGATTAATGACAATGGTAGACGTAAGAAACATAACACTGGTGTATACTTCCATGAAATGCCAAGTGATCCATTTACAGGGTTAAGCACAATAGATCATAAAGAAGCAGAAACCAAAGGTTATTTTAAATTAGATGTGTTAAACGTAAGTGTTTACAAAGATGTTGAAAGTTATGAACAATTAGATAAATTACTTGCAATGGAACCAATGTGGGACTTGCTTGAACACAAAGAAGTAGTTGAAAACCTATTTCATATACATGCACATTATGGTATTGTAAGTAGAATGAAACCTACTAGTGTCGAAGAACTAGCGGCCGTGCTGGCAATTATTAGACCAGCTAAACGTGGGTTGTTAGGAAAAGATTGGAATACAGTCTTTGCTACAGTATGGGATAAGCCTACAGACGGAACATATTATTTTAAAAAAGCACACGCAATAAGTTATGCAATGGCTATTGTATTACAGCTTAATATGTTGGTTATGGGTTTTTCTTTAAAAGACTAATATTACGTCTTTTAATTCTTTTAGTAATACTATCACTCAATCTCACTTCAGGCCCAGCAATTACTTCCATTTGTTTTATATTAAAACTTTGGCTAGTATAACTAAACGGCCATCTATTTAAAAGTGCTATATTAATAGGCAACTTTCTATTTGTCTCCCACCACCATTCATCACCAAGTGCTAAAAACTTTTGTCTTTCGTCATTGGTTTGAATTCTATCGTAAACATACATAGTAGCAATTTGGTTATCAATATTTTGCATAATTCCCAGATACTCATTGCCTGCATATTCAATTACAGTCAAAAACGGAAATTCTTCTAATAATGTTTGATATTTTTTTATCATTGTATATATATTTATTTTAAATTTTTTCTGTGGTTTTTGCATAAATACATACACAGGAGAACATGAATGTCAAATTACGCAACCACTTATAATATTAATCAAACAGGCGACCTTTACGCTGTTGATGCCACTAGTAGCAAAGTAGGACTAGGCAACTATGCTTCATCCACTGGCACTACTATAAACGCTCCTGTTAATTACAGGTTCTTAAAGTTATTTACCGGTTTAGATAATGAGTTCTTTTTCTTTATTAAAAACATAGATCGTAAACCAATACAGTTGCAAGGACATACTATTACTGCTAATGTAGTTAATAGAGAAACCCAAGTAAAACTATTATCAAAGAAATGTCAAATTGTTGACTATGATGAAGGCAAAGTTAAACTGATTATTACATCTGGTGAAATGAGTGCAATTCAAAACGGCTTCCTTGATGTAGTATTTACCTATGTAAATTCTCAAGGTTTAAATCTTCCATTATTTGTTGATCAGAACCTTAGACCAAACTATACAATTGAAGTAAGTAATCAAACACAAAGTATTCCACTACTATCAGCAGAAACAACCACATTTGTTACTAGATTAGAAGGAACAGATACATATCATTACAGTAGTCATCTACCAGGACCTGGTGCAAAAAATAAAGTTAATGGAATGGTTACATTGGCAGTATATTCCACTAACTACACAGGTAACTTTTTTATACAAGGTTCTCTAGAAGAAAATCCAGCAGAAACTGACTGGTTTAATATTATATTAGGAACTTATACTGAAGAACATTATCCATATATCAACCAAACTGGCATTGATCCATGGACATTTAGAACTAATATTAAATATCTTAGAGCAAGATTCACACAAACACAAGGAACACTTGACAAAGTCATCATAAGAGTGTAGTATATACACATGAGCTTAATGATCGACTACGTTAGAAATCTGGTTCCGGTTAACTGGAAACAAAGTCCAAGTGGCTGGACTTCTGGCAATTGTCCTATGTGTATAACAAATGGACAATCAAGACCAGATACACGTGGACGAGGTGGGTTTCATTTTGAAGATGATAAGTTTCAATATCATTGTTTTAATTGTCATTATAAAACAGGGTTTTCTCCCGGTAATAAAATTAATGATAGATTAAAAAAACTATTAGTGCAATTTGGTGCAGATCCTACACAAGTGCAACGGTTACAACTAGAGTTATTACGTGAACAAGATATTGCACAAACATTAATGGTGCAAGAGCGTAGAAAGAAACTAGTAATTGATTGGCCTACAGTAGCATTGCCAGATGATGCTAAACCTTTTATGGAACATACACCAACTGTTGATTGGACAGAAGCAGTAACATATCTAACAGATAGAGGATTTGATATAACAGATCCTAGACTAATGTATAGTCCTGCTAAATTGCCTGCTAGAATGTTTAAGCGTTTTGTAGTTCCATTTTATTATAAAGGTAATGTTGTAGGATATACAGCAAGATGGATAGGTAATCCACCAGATAAAATGCCAAAATATTTTAATCAACAACCACCTAAAAATTTTGTGTATGGATTAGATAGACAGCATGCTGACAAAGAAATTGTTATATTGACAGAAGGCCCATTAGATGCTATAATAACAGATGGAATCAGTGCAGGCACTAATACTATTAGCGATGAACAAGCAGACGTTATTTTAAGTTTAAACAAACAAATTGTTGTGTTACCTGATGCCGATAAGGCAGGCATGCAAATGGTCAACGCAGCAGTTAAGTATGGTTGGAGTGTTGCATTTCCTGAATGGGATAATTGCAATGATGCCGGCGATGCCTTAACAAAATACGGTAGATTATTTACAGTGCGTAGTATATTAAATAGTGCAGTAAGTAATCCAACAAAAATACAAGTTTTAGGAAGGAATTATTGTAAATGAGTGAACAAAAAGAATACACACTAGAACTACAAAAATTATTTGTAGAGTTTTTAGCACATGATCAAGATTTATTTGTTCGTGTAAATGGTATATGTAATTCAGAATTTTTTACAAGAGAATTACGTAAAACAGTAGAGTTCATTCAAGATCATGCAAACAAATATGGTGCATTACCAACACATGAGCAGATTGTAGCAACAACTGGTTTAGAATTACAAAGTTTAAAAGATATTGATCCTAGGCATCACGATTGGTTTATAGATGAGTTTGAAACGTTTTGTAAACATAAAGCACTAGAGTCTGCAATATTAACCTCAACAGACTTACTAGAAAATGGTGAATTTGGTGCAGTTGAAAAGATGATCAAAGATGCAGTTCAAATTGGACTTGCTAAACATATGGGAACAGACTATTGGGAAAACCCAATGGAACGTATTGAACGTGTTCGTAACCAACGAGGTGGAACAAGCACAGGTTGGACTGAAATTGATAAAAAACTATATGGTGGATTTAATAGAGGCGAATTAAATATATTTGCTGCACCGTCAGGTGGTGGTAAGAGTTTGTTTTTGCAGAACTTAGCATTAAACTGGGCATTAGAAGGACATAATGTATTATATATTAGTTTAGAGCTTAGTGAAGAACTATGCAGTATGCGTCTTGATAGTATGTTAACAGGATACAACACAAAAGAAGTATTTAAAAATGCAGAAGATGTTGGATTAAAAGTAGGAGCAATTAGTAAAAAAGCAGGCAACTTACAAATTGTGCAAATGCCAAATGGTGTAACAATTAATGACGTAAATAGTTACATGAAAGAGTTTGAAGTAAAGCATAATGTTAAATTAGATGCAGTATTACTTGATTATTTAGATTTAATGATGCCAGCACAACGTAAAGTTCCACCAAGCGACTTGTTTATTAAAGATAAATTTGTATCTGAAGAGTTGCGTAACTTTGCAGTAGAAAAAGATTTATTATTTGCAACAGCATCTCAGTTAAATAGAGCGGCAGTAGAAGAAGTAGAATTTGATCATTCGCATATTGCAGGTGGTATTAGTAAAATTCAGACAGCTGATAATGTAATTGGTATATTTACAAGCACAGCAATGCGTGAACGTGGAAGATATCAAATTCAATTTATGAAAACACGTAGTAGTGCAGGCGTTGGACAAAAAGTTGATTTAGCATTTGATATCGCAGGCTTACGTATAACAGATCTGCCGGAAGATGAAGAACAAACACCTATGCATCAACCTAGTGCAATGATGGATAAAATAAAAAGAAATACAAATGTAACGCACCAAGAAAAAACTATTGCAGAAGAAAGTATTATTGAAGATACTGACGCTACCGACAGATTACGCAATATGTTGAAAAAAGTCAACAAATAACAGTAGAATAGATAAATACAAGTAATAACAGTTGGAGTTGAGCTGATGAAAAAAAGAACACGTAGTTTATTAGAAGAAATTAATAATCTATCACCCACAAAAGATAGAATTAATATACTAGAATCACGTGGCACAAATGCCATTAGTGCAATTATGAATGTATTAGAAATGGTAGATACAAATTATAGTTCAGAAGACGCTCAAGACATCCAAAAAAGAATAATGCTTAGTATTAAAAACAGAGATCCTGAACGTTTTAATAGAGGTATTAAGAATTTAAGGAATAAAAAATGAATATCCAAGATATTGTAGGCACAGTTAAGCGTAAAGATCGCAATAACAGAAAACATCGTAAGATTCAGCCTGACAATTTATATAAAGTAAACGTTAAAAACTTATCAGAAGGCGGAGCAATGCCGGGCGTTGGGTTAATACATCATACTGAAATAGATGCTACATTAGATGCATTAGAAAAATCGTTGGGTATGCCATTAAAAGCAAATGTATTAGGTTCTGTAGGTAAAAAAGAATTTAGTGGAGATATTGATGTTGCAATTAATATACCAAAAGAAAAATTACAAGATTTTGCTGCAAAATTAGAAGCATCACCGCTTATACAAGACATAAAAAAATCAAGTGTGTTTATGACATCAGTTGATATTGTTGGATATAATGCAGAAAATACTAAACCAGGATTAAATAGAACGGGTAAAGTTCAAATTGACTTTATGCCAGGTGATCCAGATTGGATGAAAACATATTATCACAGTCCACATGAAAAAGGATTTGATAAAGAGGGTGGCCGCTCAAGCAAATACAAAGGCACATTCCGTAATATTATGTTGGCAACTATGGCTTCTGTATATCAGTCAAAAGAGTCAGATGAAAAAATTGAAGATGGACGTCCAGTAGAACAACAACGTTGGTTATGGAGCCCTGCAGATGGACTGAACTGGATATCACGTAAACCTAAACCTAAAGCAAATGGAGAAGGATATACTAAAGCAAGAATTGATACAGTATTAAAAGGTCCAATTACAAATACACAAGAAATTGCAAAAATACTTGGACTAGATGGTCCGGAAGATTTATATAGCTTTGAAACGCTATTAACAACTATTAAGAAAAACTATCCAAGTGATGTTTACGCTAAAATAGTAGATGGATTTAAAAACAATGGACAAGTGCAAGATATGGGTATCCCATCAGAATTAGAGGATACACCAAATGAAAATTAATGAAATTTTAATGGAAAAAGCCAGTGGTGCTAGAATCCAACATTTAGAAGATTTAATTATTTGGGACGGCAAAGCAGGCGCCCAAAAAGCAATAGCATCATTACACAGTTTAGAAAGCAACCCAAGTGATACAACTATTAAATGGGATGGATCACCAGCCGTTATATTTGGTCGAAATGAAAATGGTGAATTTATATTAACTGATAAAAGTGGATTTGGTGCAAAAGGATATGATGGTAGATCAAAATCACCAGATGAAATGGAATCCATGTTAAAGAATCGTCCAGGATATGCTAAAAACCCACAAGGGTATGGAGAATTTATTGGACAAATGAAAAAAGTTTGGCCTGCATTTGAACAAGCAACGCCAGAAGATTTTAGAGGCTATGTTCATGGTGATTTACTTTGGTTTGATAAACCAGGCACAGAAGAAGGTAGATTATCATTTATGCCAAATACAACAAAGTATACAGTTGATCCAGCAAGCGACATAGGTAGGCGTATTTCTAGCAGTGATGTTGGTGTTGTATTGCATGCACATATTGATTTGGAAGGAAATAAAAGTAAAGTAGATACTACTAGATTTCAAGAAGGTCCATTGTTAGCAATGCCTCCAGTATCAATTACAGATGTTCCAGATATTGAAAGTTCTAAGTTAAATGAACTTGAAAGTTTCATTACACAAGCAGGAAATGATATTAATGCAGTATTGGCTCCACCAGCAGAACTTAAAATGAAAAACTTTCCAGATATTTTATACATGTATATGAACAATTTAGCAAAAACTAGATCGGTAAATAGTATTGGTAGTAAGCACTTTGTTAAGTGGTTAACATCAGATGGTTCTAAAGTAAGTAGTGCTAAACAAGGTAGACTTGTAGATTACTTAAAACAGCACCAAAAAGGATTAGATGCCATATTTGCATTTATACGCAGTATAGGACCTATTAAAGATAATATTATTGCACAATTAGACGCCAACCCAGCTGATATTGAAGCAACAACAGCCGGACAAAAAGGCGGAGAAGGTTACGTAATTGGCAAAGATGTCAAACTAGTAAACAGAGCAGGTTTTACAGCTGCCAATATGGAAAAGAACAAGTGAGATGTTTAGTAAACAATGCAAGGTGCACTTAGAAGAAGCAGAAATGACACGTTGGCAACATTTTAAGCATGCATGCAAAATTAGTTGGCGTTTAGAAAAGGCAGCATGGGCAGTATTTTTACATGCGTTTGCACCTAGATATTTTAAAACATATGCAAGTGAGACTTGCAATGATATAGTAACAGAGAACAGTAAATGAGTGAAGAAAAATATACATTAAGGCAATATGCACAGATTCAAGGAGGACATGAAATGGATACCGATGACAATAGTTTAAGTTTTATGCAATCACTTGGTGAAGCTCGTATGTTTAAATCAAGAGCTCAAATTGCAGGCGAAGGTGCACAAAGTATTACCAATCATGCGTTTGTTAGTATGTTAACTTTATATGCAATGAGTCAAGACTATAACTCGGCTCCTATCGCTACAAAATACGCAAAAGCAACAATATCAAGAGGTAGTTTTTCAAGTGCCAGTCCAGGCGGAACAGATCTATATCAAACATTGTTTACATTAAGTAAACCACAAGGACTATTCAAAGATCAAAAAGATAATTTACTAATGAATAAAGTTAGATTTGATCAAACTAAAACCAAAGCGTTTTTAAGAAGAATCCAAACAGGACAAATAACACAAGGTGAAGCTCAAACATTCTTCTTTAGAATGGAAAGAGATTTAGCAATAACTGATCCTAAATTACGTGCAGCAAGACGATTAACACAGAATTGGGGCAAACTAACTACAGCACAACGCACACTTGTAGCTACACAATTAGATAGACATTTTAGAGCAAATGCATTACGTAGCGACATATATCCACATTTTAAAAGGTTTGCAAAAAGTGGTAATCTTATTGTTGGGCAAGGAACAGTTAAGAAAATTGCTAAACGTGTTGCCAGAGGCGCAGCGGCATTTGCCGTTGGATACGCTGCCGGCAAAGCCACAGAATTATAAGATATGTATTCAAAAAGTAATCAACGACCTACAGAAGTCATTGGTCGTAACACGGCATTCTATTCAATTTATACTTTAATAGATGTAACTGATGCTAATGTATCAAGTCCTAAAATAAATGCAAAAAAGTTCCATCAAAGTCAAAACTTAAATACATTTATGCAAGTAATTGGACTACGAACACAACCAGTGATAAGTAGTATTACTAAGTTACAATCGCAAACTATAACAGACTACAACTTTGGTAATAATTTTACTGGTTCACATACTGTTTGGTTATTAAAATTTGTATCAGATACAGAAGGTGCATGGAAAAAAGACAATAACGAAACTTTTCTTTTAGCAGAAGATTTTAATCTTGTTCCAATACATGATGGTCTAGACGAAACAGTAACAATAGATGGAGATATTATAAATACTGATAACGAAGATAGGTTAAATACTTACTTCAAATTTAGTGAAAACATATAAATAGTAGTATATGCTACGAAAGTATATTTAAAGCAAATCAGCTCTTTAAGAGACTGCAAATAGGATGGACGGAATATGTCAATGCAACAGTCAAGACTAGAGCGTGAAAACCTAGAAGCACATGTAGATTTATGTGCAGAGAGGTACCGCGTTTTGGAAGAAAAATTTACAAGATTAGAAAACAAGGTTGACGACCTTGTAGACTCTGTTCAAAAATTAGCCGATAAGGCTACAGCAGACAAAGTCTCAGGTAATAAATTAGTCCTTGGAGCAGCTGCAACAGTCATTGCAGGATTGCTGTCAACAATAGTATTACTATTGTTAAACCTTCAAGGTATGCAAGGTTTCATACCACCGGGATAATAGTAATGATATTGAATGAGTCATATAGTAACGTTGTTACAGAAGCTAAAGTAGTATATGCCAGACGAGGCAGAAGTGTTACTACTAAGTTTAGATGCACAGTAGGACCTAGAAAAGGTCGTGTTGTAGCCTCTCCTGCTCAATGCACTAAACCTATAGACTTAAAAAAGAGATTCGTGCTTAAAAAAACGAGAATGTCAAAAGGTTCACGTATGATGAAAAAAGCACAAAGAACAAAAAGAGTAAATCCACAAAGTAGAATTGTGAGACAACTAAACAAAGCGAGAAGATAATATGTCAAATTCATTAATAAACACATTACAAGATTTTTTATCAAAACAAGATATAAAAGTAGAACAAGAATTACTATCAGCTTCGCTTAGAGAATTAAACTTTAGTCAAACACTTGAGTTAATGAAAAAAATAAAAGAATTTGATGTTGAAGGTGTAACATCTATGGTAAATGTAGATTATGATTCACCAGTTCAAAATGAATGGGTGCAAGATAGTCCAGCACAAGGATTTAGCGGACAAGAGAGAAACTTTATAGAAGAACTATGCCTTAGAATGGATGGTGTTAGTAAAAGCCCAGAAGGTTTAAGATGGATGGGTAAGTCAGAGACGTGGGACGAAGGTAATGTTTTACGTGATAAAGGAAAACTAACTACAGTAATGCTTTGGGCTAAGAAAAACATAGATGACTTATACCATAAAATGGGAAGTGAGTTTAAAGTATACTCTGATGGAAATGACAAAGGTGATTCAGGACGAGGCCAATCAGATGGTAACCAAATTATGCAAAACATTATTAATAAAGTTGGTAAAATTGGCGAAGTCGAAGAAGCATATGGAACAGTAGGAACACAACAACCATCAGCCTCAACAATTAAAGCACAAACAACAAAAGACAACAACAACCAGCGTGATTTTACAAACAATCAACAAGATCAACAAAGAGCTACAACAAATTCCGTAAGCAAAGGTGTTCCAGGTAATATAAACAAAGTAAAAACAGGACAAGGCGCAGCAAGATCAGTTGGAGCAGATCCAGATGATGTCCAACGTGGACAAAATTCTGCACAAGCAAATGCAAACGCACAATTATCAGATCAAAATGCAGCAGAGATCGAAAGATTAAAACAACTCGCATACGGGAGGCGTTAATGAGATCCATATTAGGCCCAGGCGGAATCCCGACATTTGTAAACAAATTAGAAAATAAAGTATATGAATGCATGATGGAAGAAAGAGTATGCAAAGACGACCTTTCTGAACGTGATGTATATCTAATGCAAAGTCTAATAAACAAGAACTTAGTTAACAAACAAGTAGAAGGCAAGAAAGTCTACTACAAACAAGCGAGGAGTATATAATGTCATCATCAGAAGATGTCCGTGGAATGCAGGACATATTAAATAAACTAGCAAACGCATCAGAAAGAACACCTATAACCGAAAGTGATACTAAATCATCGGTTCCAGGAAATGTTTCATCTGACGCTAAGGCTATGTATAAGATATTACAAAAATTAGATGAGGCAACTACTACAGCCACTAAGAAAATGGTAACAGAAGAAGATACAGAATCTTCTATGTTAACAGCGGTAGCACTCAAAGAAAATGATAATATTACTATCAATGGTAATTATAATGTTGAGATAGTTCAAAAATATGTTATTGATGGTGTTAAAAAGAAATACTATAATGTTAAAGATGCAGAAGGTAATGTGTTATACGAGGACGTAGCATTATTTGAAAGTGCAATGGGTATTGTAAAACATTTAATGTTTGAAAAACATTCACACAAAGTTGATGAGATCGCAAGGTTAGACGAGCGTTATGCTGGATATCTAACAGAAGCAGCTATGTATAAACAAAAGTCACTTATGCTAACTGAAGGCTATAAGGTAGATGTGTTTGTTGCAAAGCAAGGAAATGCAATACAAAAGATGTCAAATTGCAAAAAACAGATCAAATCACTGCTCTAAGCATAAATACAATATAAGTATATTAATCAGAAAAATGGGGTTCTAAAATGGAATTACAAGAATTAAAAGAAAACAAACTTTCAACACTCAAGCGTGTGCTTGATGATGTTTTTAGTTTGAAGTTAGATTTTAATGCTCCTAGTTCAAAACTAGAGGCGATTAAAGAGTCTACACAAAGAAAAATTACGGATCTTCGTGAAAACGGTCAAGACGTTAGTAACAAAGATTTTCAAAAGCTACTACTAATTGCGGAAGGAATGGATATGGCAATAGAAAAAAAGAAGCTAGAAGAATCAGCTGATTTAGATCAAGCTGAAGTCTTATTAGCCGCAAAACAAATGGCAGATGATTTACAAAAAATGGCTGAAAACTTAGCAAGTATGCAAGTTGAGGACTTAATGAGTATTCATAATGCTATGAAAGAACAAGTTGGAACAGCAGAAGCAGACGCATTTAATTCAAGTGCCGAAGCAGCTATTGGCTCAGCTCTTGAGGCAGTTAAGTCTGCTAATGAGCAAGTTGGTAATGCAGTGTTAACAGCACAAGGTATGGCGCCAGAGACAACAGACATGGATATGCCAATGGGTGAACCAGAAGGCGACATGGAAGCAGGTCTTGATGATCTAGACGCTCCAATGGATGACGATTTTGGTGGTGCAGATGCAGCCGAAGTTGACACAGACATGGATGGACGTGAGATGAAAGAAGATTCATATTTGGCAGCAGTTCGCACAATTAAAGAAGCACAAGCCGAAGGCAAAGTTTCTCCAGCTATTCTTAAGCAAGCGTTTGCACAGTTAAAGAAGTAAAAAATGAGGTATAACGATTTGATAAGGCATACTCTAATAGATATGTTGTCAGTATTGACAGCAGAAGAGGCCACATCAGTGTCGTTAGAAACATTAGAAAAAACATTAGATGCACAAAACATGCATGTCGATGAACAAGAGCTTACAGAATTACTTGATAGTATCCCCATTGTAAACACAGTCAAGGATAATGTAGTTTTCTTTAACAAAGACGGAGATGTTGATGCACCTGATCCAGAACAGCAAGACAAAACAGTTGCAAAACTGGCTAAGAAAAAAGTAGATAAAGAGATGAGCAAATGAACATAGGATTAAATGCAGCACAGGCAAGAGCAAAAAGCTCACAAGATATGATTGTATTCAATGAATGCACATCTATTATGAAAGCCGTTATTACAAATAGTGCCACAGGCGGATATGATACATTTGTATCAGACGCTACCACAATGACAGAGTCTACACCATCTACAATTAAAATTGGCACAGCAAATAATCCTACTGTATCGGTTGGCGATACTTTTATTATTAATGGAACTACAATTACATTAGGTTCTTCAGGAACAAATTTAAATTCTGTTATAGCAGATATAAATGATGCTTCAGTTACAGGCGTAACTGCAAGTAAAGATGCAGGATACTTAGTATTAACTATTGTATTACCAGCATCAACAACATGGTCATATGAAATAGGAACAGGAACAGCCAACACCGCATTAGGTTTTACAGATGGCATATACGTCCCTCCTACACCTTCTAGCACTACCTATTTTACATCATGGCAAGGCACTATCACAGATAGAGCTTTAGAAAATCAAATGAATTCAGTTATTAAATATTTTAATAACTTGGGTTATAAATTAGAAAGACTAACTAACTCAGCTACAGGAAAAACATTCAAGTGGCATATATATTGGTAATTAAAGGAGCATAACAATGGCACACAAATATACATTTAAAGTATCACCAAACGCACTAGTAAGAGATGAATCTGGTGTTGCAGACGAAGATCAAAACCTAACACCAGAAGCAATTGCAATTCACGATCAATTTGTTTCAGAAGGAAAAGTAACAGGTCAAGCCCAATCAGAAGAAAAAGAAGAAGATGGAAGCTATGTCCAAAGTATTACATTTTTAGATTCTGCAACATGTGACGAATACTTAGCAGCAATGGCAGGTATTGGCGAAGTTGAAAAAAGTGGTGGATCACGTTCAGAGCATTCTAGAGAAGACGTTTAAGTAACACCTGGGGCGGCAACTAATGTCTAGCGACCTTCAAAATAGTATAGACGCAGTAAACAGATCAAAGATTTGTGCAAGAAACTATGCTGATAAAGAAGTTTCTGAAGAACTCATTGAGCATCTTCTAAAAGTCGCCACAGGCGGTCCATATAAGCAAGGTAGACGATGGCTCGATATCTATGCTATAACAAATAAAGAAAAATGTTTAGAACTGTGGAAAGACACAGCTCGACCAGACGAAGACACTCAATTATTAAAAACCAACAGAAGAAATAGAGACGGAACTGAAACAACTTTTATTGGCAATGCACAAGTAATAGCACCAGTATTGTTTGTTTTTACAGTGCCAGAAACACCCACTCCAAGCTATCCAGTAGATGAGTGGTATGAGCCATCTAAAGAAATGCAACGAGCAGAAGAACAACAAAATCAAAATTTAGCCATAGGTAGTTCAATGGGTATGTTGGTATTTGAGGCTAATAGGCTAGGACTACAAACAGGCAATTGTGTATGTTATGATGCTGATAAAGTTACACAAACATTCAGACGATTTGTTATACACAAAAATAGAGATATACATGAAGTTATTCTTATGGTAGGTGTAGGATATCCAGTCATACCATGGTCTGAAAAAGATAACGATATTAACACTGGAACTGAACAAGAACCTGAATATGCACATAATCCACAATGGCAAATGAGAGAACATCCTTTGTCAGAGAGTCGATACAATCCACCTGATGATGAACTAAGAGATAATCCAAGAACACGAAGAATTTATTAATGCAAGAAAAAAAGATCGCATTTATTGGCTGCAGCCATTTAGCAACACATGACCAACCATCGCAACAGAAAAATAACTGGACTTATCAGTTATATCAAAAATATCCACAACATCAATATAGAAGCTATGCTATAGGTGGACAAGGCATAGAACAATTCCAATGGCATCTATTAGATGCTAAAAAATGGGGTGCAGATATTGTATTCATGAATAGAACATATCTAGGTCGTTGGGCAATGTTAACACAAGCCGACGGTAACCCGTGTGGTGAATTTGAATATATTTCTAACGATAAATTTGAAGAAGATAATTGGGCAGAAATGTTACCCAGGTATGAGTATTATTGGGGGACAATTAAAGATGATATAAGATATAATAGAGCTGCGCCACCGTATCCTCAACTAACGTATTATAATGACACAGATGCAAGAATTCTATGCGATAAACTTAATACGCATCAGCCATATTGGAGATTAAATTCAGGATCACAAACACGATTGAAATGGGAACTTCAATGGTATTCAAATGTAGAGAATTTATATAATTTTGATAATTTATTTTTATTAGATTGGTGTGCATCTAGTCATCAAGTACCAAAAGAATATGCTGATAAGCACAACTATAAATTAGGTCCTGATCCATATGAAGATGATGAAAAAATACAGCATTATTCAGTTTATACATCAACTACATGGGATTTGCCAGTAGAAGATTGGTTTTATAAAAAATATAACCTTAATATACACAAGGGTGATAAGCTATGGAAAGAGGTTGGCATACAAACATCAATAATAGATAATCATTTCACTCCAAAAGGAAATACAGAATTACTCAACGAATATATTTTAACTAATAAAAAAGTTCTAGATGTGTTAGAGTAATGAAGTTAATATTACATCAAAGTAAATCTATTAAATCCAACAACTCTACATTGCCAAGATGGGTATATGATTGTGATACACATATACTTAAAATTATTCCAAATGGAACTTCTGCCTTATTCACAGCAGAACAGCTAAACAAAAATTCTAATGTAATTAATGAAACATTAGGTTTTAAATATTTTTATGGTATCGAAACTGTTGATAATTTTATCCACATGAATATCCACAAATTGGATAATGCAAATTACGATCATACTATTAAAGAAGATTTTTTAGAAATGTTAGATATTTGGATAGATACAAATTTAAAAATATTTCCATTATGTAATGTTGATTTAAAAGAAAATAATGTTATGCTATATAAAGACAGGCCAGTATTAATTGATTGGGATGATGCAATACAAGGTAATAAGCATACAGCATTTTATATTATAGCAGAATTATATAGGCATTGTATGGTATTTTTAGATCAACAAGAAGTTGTTGATTGTATACAACACCGCATACAATCAACTTGTTTAGAAATTGATATAAAACAATGGGATTGGATAATCAATAACTACCAGCTTCATGGATATGACTTTGAAAAAGTTTTGCATTGGAGTGAACTTCCTGACAGTTGGTTACTTAAAAAAGATTGACAACATAAAGTTTTTAGTGTAATATATAAGCATGGCTGAATTAATTAAACTCTACGACTATAAAGAACTTACCCGTCAAACACAAGCTGACGGCAAACGCATGTATGAGAATCCATACGGTGATCCAGTTCCAAGTGTCACAACAATTTTAGGTGCTACACAACCAGCAGAAAAACGCCAAGCATTAGCTAACTGGCGTAAACGTGTAGGTAAAGAAGAAGCACAACGTATAACAACAACTGCTGCCAATAGAGGCACAGTAATGCATAATATCCTAGAACATTGGGCATTAGGCGAATATGAAACATATAACCCAGGAAACAACATTGTGCATAGACAGGCTAAAGCAATGGCACAAGTTGTTGTAGATAATATTGATAAAGATATTCAACAAATATGGGGCACAGAAGTTATGTTATGTGCGGCAAATTTATATGCCGGCACAACAGACTTAGTTGGTATGTATAAAGGCAAACCAACTATTATGGACTTTAAACAAACTAATAAACCTAAGAAACGTGAATGGATTGACGACTACTTTTTACAAGGAGCCGCATATGCATTAGCACATAATGAAATGTTTGAAACAAAGATTGAGAACATTGCCATCTTTATGTGTAGTGGTGATTGCGAATGGCAACTGTTTGAATCAGATGAAACAGAATTTCCTTATTGGGCTACACAATGGGCCAAGAGATTAGAGAAGTTTTATGGCATGTCTTCATAAATACAGTATATAGAAACGAGGATCAATTATGGCAATAACAACAAAAGTATCGCAGATTATTATTAGAAAAGATAACGCCTCCGCAGTTCCTACTTTAGGAGCAGGCGAATTTATGCTTGCGGAAGATGAACAAAGACTTTTTCTAGGACAAGCACCAGTAACAGGTGTTGTAGAAAGTTCAACCACTACTAATGCAAGTGTATCATTTGCAGTTCCAATTGGTGGAATCTCTACTCCGTTATATCTAAGTAATTTAGCAGACTATTCAATTGTTGTAACCAAAGCCGCAGATTCCTCAACAACTACAATTGCATCAAATAACGTAACAGTAAGTGATGCTGATGGAGAAGGTAGCAATCCACCAATTTATACATTTGCTCATGGGTTAGGTGGAGCAGTTGCAGGTGCAGACACATTTGTATTGCATTATAATAAAGAAATAACAAGCACACCAACTGACGACAGAGTTAAAAGAAATACTATTAAATTTACTAACACTGGCGGCCAAGTTGAAACAACAGGTATTAATTTTTCTAGTGCTGTTGTAAATGATATTAGTATTGATTATGCATTGTTTAATGCAACACATATGCGTAAAGGAACATTAAGTATTCTAGTTAATGGAAATTCTGCTTCAAATATAGAAGATAAATTTATTGGAGATAGCCAATTAGTTGATATAGAATTTTCTGTAACAAATAATGGATCAGGAACATTTACATTAAAATTTAAGACAGCATTAACTACTGAGTTACAATTTAATTATACACAGACTGCATCAAAGTTCGTTACAACGTAAGATAATAATATGAACGAATTTTGGCAGTGTTCGCCAAAGCAACGTCTTAGTTTGTGGAGGCAATTCCGAAAAACTTTAGCGAGTATGGAATATTCACAACAGCTACAAGAAGTTGTAGACTTTTGGAGAATGGCACCTATGTCTAGTATGCATACAGACATATATGATTCCTCTACTTGGTTAGGTCCTTGGGATTTTATATGGAATGGCGAATACGATGAAAATAGTGTAGCGTTAGGAATGGCGTATACATTACAGTTAGAAAGTTATTCACAATGTGAAATTTGGTTAGTGCAAAACACTAAAAAAAGTTACATTAACCTAATAGTTTCTGTTGACAACAAGCACATTCTAAACTATAATTATGGTATAGTAAATAGTTTAGAAGAATTGGATAAAGACACAACTATTTTACAAAAAACACAGGTTAGCACGTTAACATAACACTTTATGCTTTTGGTGTTTATGTAAATAACTAATACGCTAACTAAAGAATGGAAAGAAGATGACAGATAATATTACAGTAATTAAACGTGATCAAACTAGCGAAGAGCTTGATCTAGAAAAAATGCACAAGGTAGTATTTTACGCATGTGAAGGAATCACAGGAGTAAGTGCAAGTGAAGTAGAATTAAAAAGTCATTTGCAATTTTATAATGGAATTGAAAGTGCAAATATTCAAGAAACATTAATTAAAGCAGCCGCAGACCTCATTGAAGAAGAAACACCAAATTACCAATGGGTTGCAGGCAGACTTATTAATTATCATTTACGTAAAGAAGTATATGGAAAGTTTGAACCATGTAGTCTTAATGAAATTGCTAAACGTAATGTAGAATTAGGTTATTACGATAAAAGTTTTTTTGCCGTTTATAATCCCGAAGAAGTTTTTCAGCTTGATAGTTATATTAGACATGAACGTGATGAGAATATTGCATTTGCAGGCATGGAACAATTTAGAGGAAAGTATCTAGTTCAAAATAGAGTAACAGGTGAAATATACGAAACACCACAAATAGCATACATGATGATTTCAGCAACATTGTTTGCTAACTATCCACAAAAAACAAGAATGAAATATGTAAAGGATTTTTATGACGCTATTAGTAATTTTGATATTAGTTTACCTACTCCTATTATGGCCGGGCTCCGCACACCTCAACGTCAATTCAGTAGTTGCGTTCTTATTGAAACCGACGACAGTCTTGATAGCATTAATGCTACTTCTAGTAGTATTGTAAAGTATGTAAGTCAAAAAGCAGGCATTGGAATTGGTGCCGGTAGTATCCGAGCAATAAATTCACCTATTCGTAATGGCGATGCAAGTCACACAGGTGTTATTCCTTTTTATAAAATGTTTCAAAGTGCAGTTAAGTCTTGTAGCCAAGGCGGAGTGCGTGGTGGAGCAGCAACATTATATTATCCAATATGGCATTTAGAAGTAGAAGATTTACTTGTGCTAAAAAACAATAAAGGCACAGAAGATAACAGAGTTAGACACATGGATTATGGCGTTCAGTTTAATAAACTTATGTATGAGCGTTTATTGTCAGGTGGAAACATTACATTATTTTCTCCACATGATGTTCCTGGATTATATGAATCTTTTTTTAGTAATCAAGATAAGTTTAAAGAACTATACGAAACAGCAGAACGTAATACTAGATTGCGTAAAAAAACAGTTCCAGCAATTGAGTTGTTCAGTCAATTTATTGAAGAACGTAAAAACACAGGTCGTGTATATCTAATGAATGTAGATCATGCAAACACACATGGTGCGTTTGATGAAGAAGTAGCACCTGTTAAGCAAAGTAATTTATGTTGTGAAATTAATTTACCCACAAAACCTCTTACCTCAGTTGAGGACGAAGAAGGTGAAATTAGTTTATGCACATTAGCTGCCATTAATTGGGGCAACATTAAAACACCTAAAGATTTTGAACGTGTTTGTAGACTTTCAGTAAGAGCATTAGATGAACTACTAACATATCAAAATTATCCAGTAAATGCCGCAGAGCGTAGCACAATGAAAAGACGTCCATTAGGTGTTGGTATTATTAACTTTGCATTTTGGTTAGCAAAAAATGATTTAAACTATCAAGATATTGATGAGAATGGTCTAGCATTAGTAGACGAATGGGCAGAAGCATGGAGTTATTATTTAATTAAAGCAAGTGCTGATCTGGCCGTTGAAAAGGGTGCAATACCTGGCAACAACGAAACTAAGTATGGACTAGGTATTACACCTAACATGACATACAAAACAGAAGTAGATGAATTAGTTCCACACAAGGAACGTCAAAACTGGAAAAGTTTACGTAAACAATTACAAAAAACAGGCATAAGAAATAGCACATTAATGGCATTAATGCCCGCTGAAACTTCAGCACAGATTAGTAATAGCACAAACGGAATAGAACCACCACGTAGCTTAGTAAGTGTTAAGCAAAGCAAACATGGGGTTTTAAAACAAGTAGTTCCCGGTTTTGCTAAGTTAAAGAATAAATATGATCTACTATGGCAACAAAAGTCGCCAGAAGGATATTTAAAGATTATGGCAGTATTACAAAAATATATTGATCAAGGCATCAGTGTTAATACAAGCTACAATCCACAGTTTTACGAAGATGACAAAATACCAATGTCAGTAATGATTCAACACTTGTTGATGTTTTATAAATATGGTGGGAAACAATTGTATTATTTTAATACATATGATGGACAAGGCGAACTCAATATAGATGAACTTAATGGGTCAAACGCTTTACCAGAATACGAAGGAACATCAGAACTTGATGACGAGGACTGTGATAGTTGCACAATATAAAGGTAATATAAATGTCAGTATTTAATTCAGCAAACAAAACAAACCATACTAAAGCCTTAGCTTTTATGGATCCTGCAGGTGGAGTAGCAATACAACGTTACGACACTATGAAATATAAACAGTTTGATAAGCTAACAGACAAACAATTAGGTTTCTTTTGGAGACCTGAAGAAGTTGATGTAACTAAAGATGCAAATGACTTTAAAAATATAACAGAACATGAGCGTCATATCTTTACAAGTAATCTCAAAAGACAGATACTATTAGACAGTGTTCAAGGTAGAGCACCAGTAGAAGCATTTGGTCCATTAGTATGCTTGCCAGAACTAGAAGCATGGATTCAAACTTGGACATTTAGTGAAACAATTCACTCACGTAGTTATACACATATTATTCGTAATGTATATGCTAATCCAAGTATTGTGTTTGATGGAATGATGGACATTCCAGAAATAATGGATTGTGCCGGCGACATCTCAGAATGTTATGATCAACTTATAGAATTAACCTCATATTATAATTTATTAGGTGAAGGAAATCATACAGTAAATGGTAAAAAAGTAAATGTAAGTAAATATGAAATTAAAAAGTTGTTATACAAAACACTAATGAGTGTTAACATCCTAGAAGGTGTTCGTTTTTATGTATCATTTGCTTGTAGTTGGGCATTTGCAGAACTTAAAAAGATGGAAGGTAATGCTAAGATTATTAAACTAATTGCACGTGATGAAAACTTACACTTAGCATCTACGCAATCACTTCTTAAGATTCTACCAAAAGATGACCCAGACTATATTAAGATTGCAAAAGAAACAGAAGAAGAATGTATTAAAATGTTTATTGATGCAGTTGATCAAGAAAAAGCATGGGCTGAATACTTGTTTAAGGATGGCTCAATGATTGGACTTAACACACAATTGCTTAACGATTATATTGAATGGATTGCTGCAAAGCGTATGACAGCCGTAGGGTTAAAATGTCCATACAGTATATCACAAGCAAATCCACTACCATGGACACAAAAATGGATCAGCGGTGCAGAAGTGCAAGTTGCTCCACAAGAGACTGAAATAAGTTCTTATGTTGTTGGTGGTGTTAAACAAGACGTATCGGAAGATACATTTAAAGGATTTAGTTTATGACAGTAATAGTATACAGTAAGCCACATTGTCCATATTGCGATAAAGCAAAGGCATTACTAAAAAGAATGAACATTGAGTTTGAAGCAAAAATGCTTGATGAAGATTTTACAAGAGAAGATTTAATGGAAGTTGCTCCAAGAGCCAGAACATTCCCACAGATTTTTATTAATGGTAATAATATTGGTGGGTATGAGCAATTGACAACATACATTGAAACAACTAATTTTAACGGAACAGGATACACATTATGATGATTGAAACAACTTACAAAGTCGGAGACATAGTAAGTATTAAGCTCAACAGCGGCGAAGAAATGATTGCAAAATTTGAAGAACAAACAGCGACACACATTGTATTAAAGAAACCACTTATTTTAGTGGCGGCAGAAAAAGGCGTAGGCCTATCACCATTTATGTTTACAGTTAGCCCAGAAGCTAAAGTGCGTCTAAATATAAATAGTATTATATGTGTAGTTGAATCAGCGAAGGACGCCAGTAATACATATATCTCACAAACAACAGGTATTCATATAGCAAAATAATATGGCAGGAGTTCACAGAAATACAGATAGTCGGTCATGCGGCGCCTCAAATAACGTTGTAGGCCAAGGATCAGTTTACGTTAATAATAAATTATGTAGTGTAAACGGTGATCCTAATAGTCATGGCGGTGGAAATTTAAAAGCGGCTAATCCAAATGTTTATGTTAATAACAAACTTGTTGTTATAAAAGGCAACAGTGCAAGTGGCGATAATTATTGTCCTTTGCCTGGAGGAGACCACTGTAACCCTAAGGCTACAGGAGCAAGTGGCGACACATACGTAGGCGGATAATATGGCAGATTTTGAAACAGCGGCTAATTATTTAAAAAACACTGATGTTGATATAGTCACAGGTGTTACTGTTGATGCAGGCACAGGTGAAGTAGAAACTACAACAACCAGTATGAGTCTAAGAGAAATTATCTGTAGTTTACTTGCAGGTAATGGAATTAAACTTCCCAACTTACAGTTATGTTTAAAAATTAACTTAGGTAGATTATTAGGTATATCAGGAGTTCCACCAGAACTATATAAAGCACTTGCAGAAGCAGAAGCGGCCTTAGATGAATTTATTGCACACACAAATATTGATAATGTATTAGCAAGACTTAATGCAGCGATTGCCGAGTTTGCCGCAATTGCTAACATGATTAATTTCTGTGGAACACCAGTTAACCCAAAGCCTATTCCAAATGTTTTAAAAGAAATATTTGGTTCATATTTAGGTGCAGGTAAAAGTATATTAGATAAACTTGGCACTATGTTAGACAGTGACATAGGAGGATGCACATCGGGTGCAGGATTTAACGCAGGTATTTTCCAAGGTGGTATTCTTAAAGATTTAGGTGATATAATAGATGACTTTGGTAGTTTAGCAAACGCACCACAGGCTACTATTGATAGTATGGTTAGCCAACTTAATACATTCTCCTCAGATATGAAAGATTTAGTTACACTTGAAAATAACTTTAGTGGAACAAATTCAAATGGTGGCAGTGCATTTGCAGATTCAAGCACACAAGCAACACACACAGGTGTTGGAACTGCAATTGATTCAAGCACACTGACACTAGCAAAAGCACAAGGACTTGCAGCGGCACTGAAAGCCGCATATGACAGTTTAAGTGGATATTCAGTTGATGATTTAGGGAACAGTATATTTGATTACCTATTAGATGCACAAATGTTAGCCAAATTAAAGCAAAATGACTTACCTTCAGTTAGCACAATAGAAAGAACACCAGTTTATGACTATTGTGGAGTAATTGTAGGATATACAACAGCACCTGACTATGCAACACCAAAAAGCACAGGATCAGCACCAGTTGCCTCACAAGACCCAGGAGTAACAGGACTAACAGAAGGCGGAATAGTAAGTAATAGTTCGCCAACTACAACAACAAATCTAACTAACCCTAATCCAATGATAAGAAATGGCGTTCCAGCTACTAGCATTGGTAGTCCAGGCGACAAAAAGGGTGATATGGCGTCAGATAACACATATATCTACATTGCAAGTGCAGATTATGATGGATCTACTAGTATTTGGGCAAGAGCTTCACTAAGTTCTTGGTAAAACCCTAAAAAACCCAAAAAACCTTAAAAAACAAGACATTTCGGTTGACAAATGAGTGTCTTACTGTTATATTATATATAATTGTATTAAATAAAGAAATGACAAGGATATGAGAGCACAAATATATAATGATGGAGTTAAGCGGATTAATGCTAAAATAGAAGTGCCGCTTAGTGATGAAGATGTAGGGGATTATATCTTAAGCGCCTTAACTGGTGAGTCTATAGATTTACATACCTTACAAAGAATGAATAAACGACAACTTTTGCATCTTGCCAAAGAAGAAATTAAGACGTTTGGAACTGAAACTCCAAGAGAACGTGTTGATGAGATTGACAACGATACAAAGGCTATTGTTAAAAACTATGTGAAACAAATGTTTCCAGAACTGCAATGATTAGGAGATCAATTATGAATAAACTTAAATATGGTATTATATTAACAGCGGTATTATTTGCACAATCAGTGTTTGCATATGATACTACACAAACTACTTTACAGGTTGAGTCATACGTAACTAATGTTCAACCGTTACAACAAGAAACTAGAAAAATTGTTAAACCAATTAAAACTTGTTCTGTTGTAGAAGTTCCAATATATGGCACAACTGGTGGTGCACAAACTGGTAACGTATTAGGTGGTGCAATTATTGGTGGTATACTTGGTAACCAAGTAGGCGGCGGCAAAGGTAAAGATGCTGCAACTATACTAGGTGCAATACTAGGAGCAGACATTGCCAATAAAAAAGGTGGGCAAAAAGTTATTGTTGGTTATAAGCAAGTAGAACAATGCGAAATTATAAACCAAACAGAGTATCAAACTTTACCTACTAAATATCAAGTAACAGTTGAAGTTCCGTCAATGCAAAATGTTAAGCATGTTTTTATAACTACAAATCCATTAGCTATTAACTCTAAAGTAGTAGTATATGTAGCTATAGATATAAGAACAAAAAATACATACTAAATAAACGTATGCCGGTGTAGCTCAGTTGGTAGAGCAACTGATTTGTAATCAGTAGGTCCACAGTTCGAATCCGTGCACCGGCACCACTAACTATAAAGAATATAAAAACATAGAAAAAGGCGACAGGACTGCCGGGCTTAAATGCCTTACTAGGAAATACAAATAGACACATTAACAAAAAATTATAAACAGTTCGGGGGATTAGCTCAGATGGGAGAGCGCCTGATTTGCATTCAGGAGGTCGTCAGTTCGATCCTGATATCCTCCACCAAACTCAAACCCTGCCATAGTGCAGGGTTTTTTATAGGTAAATATTAATATGAACATAGCAGTATATCAAACAGTAAATGCACATGCACCAGCAATTCATTGGTGGCTTGCAAACGATTCAAGATTTGGACCTCAAATATATTTGGGAAGAGAACCATTCAGAAACACCCCTACTACACAAGAAGTTATAGGAACTATTGTTCAAGAAATGCGAAATCCAGAAGATGAACCCATTACAGAAGAACTTTATGAAATCCATCAAGAGTCATTGAGAAAAATGGAAAACCTACAATCCGACGATGGAATATCTAATTGCACAACGGAATATTTTGAATATAGTAAAACGTTTGAATATCCGGTTTGGAGTAATTATTTTGGAAATACTAAAAATAAAACTGCATCTCCATATTGTGATAAACTTATTTTTGCCAAGTCTAAAAAAGGCGAAGATCCTATGTTCTATATAACGCAATATGCATACCAAGGATTTTTTGGGGTGCATGATGTTAAGTCACATAGTGAAATATGGTGGAAAGATCATATGTATATGGATGGAAATACTGTAGGTTATGGTATGACTGAGAAATGGAAAGAAATATGGTATGCCAAATATGAAGATCAATGCATACAAGATTTCCATGATGGTAAACTAAAATATATGTGGCAACTAAACCAATCGCATTGGGATTTGTATCATTCTTTACTAGAAGGAAAAGAAAGTATCACACTTGACTACAGTGAAGAAAAATTGCTGTCACGTTGTGATGATACACGAGTATTAATAAATCAAGATAATAGATTAAAAGAATTACCAGAAGATTCACTAGTTGTTGAAATAGACTGGTATGAAAATCCTAATATTATCCTTGATTATTTGGGGGTAAGCAATAGCCCTGAATTAACATCAGCGGTTGCTTTATATAAAGAACGATTTCTCAAAGTTAGAGAAGCATACAACAAAAAATTTAATAGGTAAATTACTTATTATTTTTTAGTTTTATATAAGACTCGTCTAATTCTATATAGATACAATCTATAGCAGAGTTCTTAGACTTTACAATTACATGTGCCTTACTTAATTCAGAAACACATTCTTCTTTTGTAGGAAATGTGCCTAAGTAATAATTTTCCATGTTACCTCCGGCTGTTACGCCTAACCATAATAGTATCCACATCTTACCACTTATCCTGCCCTACACCTACAAGCCAAATAATAAAGCCAGCAACTGTTAATAATCCTGCTGCAAGAGACAATCCTATAATCCATTCAATGATTAATCGTTTACGTTCTTCTGCAGCATATACTGACGCCTTGCGTTCATTACGCATCTGTGCTTCTATTCCAACAATTTCTTTCCATGCTGATGGTCCATAATATAAACTAACATGAGATCTTAATTCTTCACGCATTTCTTTTGCTTTTTGTTTGTGCCCCCAAACTTCCAATGCATTTTGTTCAACTTGGCTTGCACCAAACATTTTTTTAAACATAGGAGGATTTTCTGCTTGTCTATGGGCAAAATCTAAATCACTCATTGCTCCTGCCCACTTTTGTAATGAGCCTGCCATATCATGCAAGTTTTTGCCCGTTTCTATAGCTGATTTAATGCCACGATATGCAGCGGTTGCCATTCCAATGGCGGATACTGGATCAATCATTTTGGTGGTCACTTTCGTTGGTGGTATCAGATCGGATACATAAATATTTAAGTGGTATTTTATCCGCATAAACCAAGTATTTAACTTGACATATGCATAAAAACGTTATATACTTAATACACTTATTCATATTTTAAGAGTAAGTCAACAAGGAGAAAACTAATATGATTACACGATTATTAGAAGGCGTAGATAAAAAAATGATGATGAAACTTGCACTATTGCATGTAGCTATTATCGTTGTATCTAACGCATTAGTTTCTATTCCGGTAGAAATTTTTGGATATAAACTAACATGGGCAGCATTTACGTTCCCACTAGTTGTTCTTGCAACTGACTTAACAGTTAGAATGTTAGGCAAGAATATTGCTAGGGCAACAATTACAGCAGCCTATCCACTTGCTATTATAGGATCAATTTTGGTCGTTATGGCAGAAGGAGCACCATCAAGTGTAGCTCTACGTATTGGCTTTGCCAGTGCAACTGCATACGCAGTAGGAACATTACTTGATGTTTACGTATTTCAATATTTGAGAGAAAATTGGAGTAAACAATGGTGGATTGCACCAGCAGTATCAACTATTGCTGCAAACATCATAGATACTTACACATTCTTTTGGGTTGCGTTTAACAATTCAGCAGATGAGTATATGGCAGCCAATTGGGTTGAAATCGCAGGTTCACAAGTAGTTCTTAAGATTGCAATAGGTTTGATTATTTTCTTACCAGCATATGGAGTTCTACTAAAATATCTACAAAGTAAAGTAAAATAATAACGGAGAACCGATGAAACGACTACTCGCCATTATGGCAATCGCTTTAGCAATGACACCCATTGCTAAAGCAGATGAAATTAAAATTGCTGAATTAAATTGGCAATCAGGATCAATGATAGCTAATATTGATGCTTATATTTTAAAACATGGATACGGACACGACACAGAGTTAGTCCCCGGTGGTATAGATGCCACTATTGCTTCCATGATGGCAACAGGATCACCAAATATATTTGGTGAGGCTTGGACTTCACTGCTTGGTGATGATGCTACACTTAATATTAAGTCAAGTGATACAGATTCACTTGTGCAACTTAGAGATCAAGTTGTAGTAGGTGCCGGCGAGGGTTGGTATATTCCAAGTTATATCCAATCACTATATGGACTAAACACAATAGAACAAGTGTTGGCTAGACCAGACTTATTCCCACACCCAGAAGATTCAAGTAAGGGTGGAATTGTAATTTGTCCAGAAGGTTGGAGTTGTAAGAAGCACAACGAAAACTTATTCCGTGCATTTGACATGGAAGCCAAAGGCTGGAAGATTATTGACCCAGGTTCTGGAACAGGACTTAATGCGTATTGGGAAGGACAAGTGCTAAAACAAGCAGGTGTAGTAGGTTACTATTGGTCACCTACAGTATTAGTAGGTCGCTTAAATATGATTAAACTTGATTCAGATTTTGATTATAGCCCATTGCATTGGAAGAACTGTATTGCTAAATTAGAATGTGCAAATCCAAAACCAATGAACTGGCCAAGTGCGGAAACTGGAACTATAGTAACGCCTGGTATTAACAGTGAAGTAGCTGATTATCTAACAGCTCGTGGATTAGATGGAAGTGTAATTACTTCTATGCTAGTGTGGGCTGATGACAATCAAGCTACAGCAGAAGATATGGCAATTGAGTTCTTACAACGTCATCCAGAAATTTGGAATAATTGGGTAACTGCAGAAGCAGTTAGCAACATTACTAAATCATTACAATGACATGAATTTCCCATCGTTAGATAAAGGAACTATAACTAGTTTTAAAAAATCAATCGATGCAACGTTTAGAGAATTTGCGGCAAATTGGGGTGAGTGGTTTACAGAATTGCTCTCCCCATTACAATGGCTACTAATACATTTTGAAAAACTACTATTGTCTACACCTTGGTGGGTGTTTTTAATTATAGTAAGTTTGTTAATATGGAAAGCAACAACAAATTGGAAACTTATTATAGGTTTTCTTATTAGTTTTATAGCAATTGGATTAGTTGGCATGTGGGACGACACAATGCAAACACTAGCAATTGTTATTGTATCTACTCTTGTTTGTATTATAATTGGTATACCTACTGGTATATTAATGGCAAAAAACAAAACAGTAGAAAGAATTATAACACCAATCTTAGACTTAATGCAAACTATTCCAAGTTTTGTATATCTAATTCCAGTAGTAATGTTATTTGGATTAGGCAAGGTTCCAGGATTAATAGCAATAGTTGTATTTGCTATTCCACCTGTGATTAGATTTACAAACATTGGATTAAAACAAGTAGATAAACATTTAGTAGAAACAGCACATGCATTAGGATTAAAACCAAAGCATGTATTAGCTCTTATTGAATTACCACTAGCACGTAATGTTATACTAGGTGGAGTAAATCAAACAGTTATGATGGCACTAGCAATGGTAGTAATTGCAAGTATGATTGGAGTGCGTGGATTAGGATCACAAGTAATGAACTCAATAGGCAATGGATACTTAGGCTTAGGAGTTATAAGTGGATTAAGTATTGTTGCACTAGCAATTATTATAGATAGAGTTATACAATCACATAATAAAAAATATGACAAATGGCGAGATTATAAATGAATAGTATAGGAATATTTGGTGATAGTTTTGGAGAACATGTTCCTATTGGGCATGGTAATACAGGTGGAGTATGGGACTATTCTAAAAAAATATCTTGGATGTCTAATATAAAAGCACACTCTTATGCCAAAGGTGGAACTGATATACAATATAGTTTTTTAGAATTTGAAAAACACCACGCTGAGCATGATCAAATTATTTTTATATTAACTAATCCAAATAGAATGACTTTGTTTGATGCAGATAAAAATATAATTAGAAACGTAAATGCATATGTAAAACAGA